AAGAGGCACTTGATTACATCGACAAGGGTGAAAGCTATCGTACGGTTGCGGGTTGGTTATCTGAGAAGTCTGGTGAGTCTATATCGCACCAAGGCATCGCCAACATCTGGCGTAGGCTCAGAGGTAAGACATCACCAAGAGCCAAACAGTTAAACAAGCGTAAGAGAGCTAATGCTCCTAAGACTAAGGAGGAGAAAGCTCTTGCAGAACTTAAGAAGAAAGAGTCGGCGGCTAAGCGCTCCCTTACGCACACACGGAAGAAAGTGGCGGCTCTCAAGGGAGATGACAAAGCTGACGAGGCTAGTGTTCAGTCCGGCGGTGTATCATCCTCGCTCGATCACAATGCCTCCGTTCCAGCCAACAAAGAGGTCATCTTTGCACCTAACCCGGGTCCGCAGACCGAGTTCCTATCTGCGTCTGAGAGAGAGGTCTTATATGGTGGCGCGGCTGGTGGCGGCAAATCGTATGGCCTATTAGCCGATCCGCTACGATACTTCCAAAACAAGAACTTCAATGGCTTGATCCTTCGTCGTACTAACGATGAACTTCGTGAACTAGTGTGGAAGTCTCAGGAGCTATATCCTAGAGCGTACCCCGGTGCGAAGTGGCAAGAGAAGAAAAGTCAGTGGGTATTCCCATCTGGGGCTAAGCTCTGGATGACATACCTAGAGCGTGAAGAAGACGTACTGCGTTACCAAGGTCAGGCATTTAGTTACATAGCCTTCGACGAGCTTACCCAGCATGCTACGCCATTCGCGTGGAACTACATGCGATCTCGTCTACGTACTACAGACCCAGATCTACCCGTATTCATGCGGGCTACTACCAACCCCGGTGGTCCGGGGCATGGTTGGGTCAAGCGTATGTTCATCGATCCTAGTCCAGCGAATAAACCATTCCCTGCGACAGATTTGGACACTGGTGAACCTTTAGTGTATCCTGAGAGCCACGCTAAAGCAGGGCAACCTCTGTTCATGCGTAAGTTCATTCCAGCTACGCTTAAAGATAACCCGTACTTGTACGATGAAGGTAACTATGAAGCCAACCTTTTATCACTCCCTGAAATGCAACGCCGCCAGCTTTTGGAAGGCGATTGGGCTATTGCAGACGGAGCCGCTTTTCCAGACTTTCGTCCAAGCCAGCATATTGTTGAGCCTTTCGACATACCTGATGACTGGCGTAGGTTTCGCTCTTGTGATTATGGTTATTCTAGTTACAGCGCCGTTCACTGGTTTGCTATCGACCCTAACTACGAAACCTTAATCGTTTATCGTGAACTGTACCTAACCAAGCATACTGGCCGCGACTTAGCTAAAGCTGTCCTTGAAGCTGAGCGAGGTGACAATATCCAGTATGGTGTGCTAGACTCATCTTGTTGGCATCAGCGTGGTCAGTTAGGCCCATCCATTGCTGAAGAGATGATCAACCAAGGTTGTCGCTGGAGACCATCCGACCGTAGCGCTGGGGCTCGTGTAGCAGGGCGCAACAGACTTCACGAACTACTTAAAGTTAACGAAGAAACTAACATGCCGGGTATCGTATTCTTTGATACCTGCCGACAAATCATTTCAGACCTACCAGTCATTCCAAGCGATCCTAAGGGCGGGGATGACATCGACGTACGATACGCTTCTGACCACGCCTACGATTCACTCCGTTACGGCATCATGTCACGCCCTAGAGCGAAGAGTCCCTTTGAAGACTGGGGCAAAGCTAATCAAAACAATCGCTGGCGACCCGCTAGTACAAACTTTGGATACTAATCATTATGGCAATTGTTGACCGTCCCGAAGACCTAGACATGGACACGATGTCCGCTAGCCTCCAAGAAGGCGAAGACGTAGCGCAGGAAAGCATTACGTACAGTGGCGTAGTAGGCTTGGTAGAAGACCGCTACAGTAAGTCTAAGACATGGCGACTACAGGACGAAGAGCGCTGGCTACGCGCTTACCGTAACTACCGTGGCATCTATGGACCTGAAGTACAGTTCACTGATACTGAGAAGTCTCAGGCATTTATTAAGATCACCAAGACTAAGGTGCTAGCCGCTTACGCTCAGATCGTAGACGTTCTGTTTGCTGGCGCTAAGTTCCCTATCGGTGTGGAATCTCCTACTAGCCCAGTGGGCGACATTGCAGAGTCTGCTAGCTTCGATCCTAAGGCTCCTAAAGATGGCCAGATCAAATCCTCTACAGTTAACCGTAAGGCTATCTTAGATCGTGTTGGCCCTTACAAGGAAAGCCTATCTCGCATTGAGGAAGACCTAGTAGAAGGTCCGGGCGTTACTCCTACAGCCTTCACTTGGGAGCCAGCTAAAGAGCTAGCCCGCAAGATGGAGAAGAAGATGCACGACCAGTTGGACGAAGCTTCAGCTAGCAAGCATCTACGTAACACTGCGTTCGAGCTAAGCCTATTCGGTACTGGGGTAATGAAAGGTCCATTCGCATTCGACAAGGAATACCCTCGTTGGAATGAAGATGGCGAGTACGATCCTGAATACCAGACTATCCCTAAAGTAGAATACGTTTCCGTATGGGATATGTACCCTGATCCAGATGCTCGTAACATGAGCGAAGCTGAGTATGTCGTACAGCGTCATAAGATGTCACGTACGGAATTACGTGCGCTTAAGAACCGTCCTCACTTCCGTCAGGAATCTATCGAGCTAGCCATTGAGTATGGCGCTAACTACACACAAGAGTACTGGGAACCAGCTCTAGAAGACAACCAGACTCACAGTGATATCAATCGCTACGAAGTACTAGAATACTGGGGCATGCTAGATGCTGAATCTGTTGAAGAGGAAGGCATCGACATTCCAGATAAGTTCCTAGACCAAGATCAGATCCAGATTAACGCTTGGGTATGTAATGGTCAGATCCTACGCCTAGTAATAAACCCATTTACACCCAATCGCATCCCTTACGCGGCTGTACCATACGAAGTTAACCCATACTCGTTCTTCGGTGTAGGTATTGCAGAGAACATGGAAGATACGCAGGACATCATGAATGGCTTTATGCGTATGGCTGTCGATAACGCGGCGCTATCTTCTAACCTGCTAATCGAAATAGACGAAACTAACCTTGTTCCGGGCCAAGACCTATCCGTTTATCCGGGTAAGATCTTCCGTCGACAAGCTGGCGCACCGGGACAGGCTATCTTTGGTACTAAGTTCCCTAACGTAACCAACGAATGTCTGATGATGTTCGACAAAGCTCGTCAATTGTCAGATGAATCAACTGGTATGCCTTCATACGCTCACGGTATGACGGGTGTAAGTGGTGTAGGCCGTACAGCATCAGGTATGTCTATGCTTATGGGTGCGGCGGCACAGAATATTAAGGCTGTCGTACGTAATATCGATGATTACCTGCTATCTCCACTAGGTAAGGCTCTGTTTGCCTTCAATATGCAGTTCAACTTCGACAAAGACGTAGCTAAAGGTGGTCTAGAAGTCCACGCTAAGGGCACTGAGTCACTTATGCGTAACGAAGTACGCTCACAGCGTCTACTTCAGTTCATGCAGATGACTGCTAACCCTGCAATGGCTCCATTTGTGAAGTACGACTACATTCTACGTGAATTAGCGGCCTCTATGGACCTAGATGAGGACAAGATCCTTAACGATCCTCGTGAAGCGGCTATTCAGGCCAAGATGATGGCTGATATTGCGGCTCTAATGCCTCAAGAAGCGCCAGCACAGGCTCCAGCAGGCGGTGTACCTAGCCCACAAGACCCAACAGGCACTGGCAACGGTAATATTGCTCCGGGTGCGGCTCCAGAACCGGGTGCGGCAGGATTCACAGGTGCAGGCGGTGGAGATAACGGCGGACAACCTCCAATGCCACCACAAGGACAACCACAATAATGGAAAAACATATTGCTAAGGGGCTTTTGCCCCTAGTCAATGACGTAGATCACTACAGCCTACTTCAAGGCTTCATCGACTACCGTATTAACGTGCTTCGCGGGTTCTTAGAGACTACCCGTGATCACCACAAGCTAACAGAACTGCAAGGGGCTATCGCAGAATTGCGTAAGATGCAGATGCTGAAAGAAGACACACATCAAGGGGCTAAGTGATGGGAAATTACGCGGAATGGGCTAGTAAGGTAGTTGGCCTAGGGGACGAAGGCAAATTAGCTACTGAAGAAGCCCAACGCTACGCTAAAGAGAAAGGGGAGAGTACCAGCGATACCGCCGCCGATGCAGTTCGCCATATGACTCTAGCCGCTCTGGCTTCACGAGAGAATCCGCTTACGGGTGAGATGTTCATGGAAGCTAACGAGATGATCTTCGGTAGAAGCCCTAGGGCAAATGCCATGGATCGCCACAACAATGCACTGGGCGTAGCTAAGTTTGAAGAGTTACCAGAAGAGTACCGAGAAACAATGTCCGATGATGAGGTTGCGGCCTATATGCGTGAGATTGTCGAGGAAGAGTACCAATACCGCAAAAAGAATGGCGGCAAACCATCGGGTAAAGGCCCGAAGTTCTATGAGAAACCTCTAGCGTACGCAGAAGGCGGTGAAGTTCCGTCCATGACAAGTGCAGGCCGAAAAGTATTCCAAGATGAAGACGGAGAGAACTACTCCGAGAAGACTATTACCTTTGAGACTAAATACGGCTGGGTGAACATGCCTACGGTAGATGCTGAAGGTGAGCAAAAGTCCCAAGAGTGGTTAGAGAAGTTTGTAGAAGAGAATGGTCCTGTCGATCCCGTTACAGGATCTGCGCTAGACGTATTTGAGACGGTAGAGCAAGCAGTAGAAAGTGCAGAAGACACCACTGCTGAATACGCTGAAGAGATGTCTCCAGAATTTAATGAAGGTGGCCTAATGGCAAAAGACGATTACGAAACACTACTTGGCGCATCCCGCCGATATTCTGAAGAGCCAAGCGACTCCGCTCCTATGGGCCTATGGACTCCTGAGATGGAAGAACGAGCAAATGCTCGCCAAGCACTAGAGCAACGCATGGCAGTGCTTGATATGCTGTCTAATGGGGCCCGCGACAATAAACCTTCCGCTGAAGAACTAGAACAATACAAAGTTCAGAAAGAAGAGCTTAAACGTCAGTGGAAAGATTTAGGCGGGCGCGATACCTCTGTAGACTGGAAGGATATCAGGATGGCAAAGGGCGGCGTACTATCAGAAGATGAAACAGGTATGCCTATTGTAGGCTACGATGAAGAGTCAGGTAATCCTATTCCTCCCGGCTCAGATGCAGAGAACGTACGTGATGACATCCCAGCGATGCTATCAGAAGGTGAGTTTGTAGTACCTGCTGACGTAGTTAAGTGGCATGGCCTTAAGCACATGATGGAAATGCGTGAAGAGGCTAAAGAAGGCCTCATGGCTATGCACATGGAAGACCAGATCAAATCTCCTGAACATGAAGTTGAGGAAGAAGAGATGATGGAAACTTCTGAACATGAGATGGATGAGCACGGCAATGAAGACTACCCAACTGAGATGGGTCAGATGTCTGATATTGAATACGGTGATGAATCTCTACTAGTCCTTATGGCGGCAGATGGTGGTGAGGTTACTTCAGGCGAAGAAACTACCGCACCTAAGCAACGTCTAGTTCGTCGTCTAGTACGTGACCCTAAGACTGGCAAGATGATTGTCATGTTTGTGGACATCGCTACAGGTAAGCCAGTTGCTCGTAAGTCAGTTCAGGAAGGTCTAGCTGACGGTACTATGGAAACTCTAGACCAAACTCCTCAGCGTATGTTTGAGCAGATGGGCGGCGAGATGCCAGAGAAGTCTACGGCTGAAGAAGTTGTAGAAGGTGAAACTGGTGTAGCTATGCCTTCTGCATCTTCAGGCGGCTCTGGTGAAGGTGTAGGTAACTCTGAACCTGTACAGCGTACTCTAGAGAATAACTACGGCTTCATCGATCCTAAACAACGCGCAATTGCTATGGGCTTTGCTGGTATGATTCCGGGCGGTAGAGTCTTAGGTTCTTGGGGCATCAACGCCAACAACACAGAGGCAGTCAATGCGGCTCGTGCGGAACTAGGACTTGACCCAGTCGATACTACCCTAGGCGTTAACATGGATGCGGCTACTGGTATGGTGACAGACCAGATGGACCCAACAGATGACGTTGACGTAGGGCCATTCTCTGCTGACGTTATGATGACTGATCAGATTGGCCGTACGGCTCGTGTAGCTGACCCTGACAACATGTCTACTATGGACAAGATCAAGGATAGCAAAGCGGCTCGTTTCTTCTCAGGCAAGAACGTGACTTTGGATGATACTAAAGATCTTCCGTATGAAACTAGCTCATACCTAACTCCATCTGAGATTGCAGAGAAAGAGGCGGCAGGGCTTAACTTCCAAGATGGTCGCTGGGGCTATTCAAAAGCGGCAGAGAATATTGGCCGTAGTACGTTAGCAGATATGTCAGAAGATACATTTGGCTCTGATCTAGGCATCAGCACAGTAGATGAGTACGGCTTGTCTGTGGCTACCGACCGAGGTCGTCAGGAGGCTATGGGCATTGCGGCGCAAGATGCTGAGCTATTTGATGATGATGGAAACGGTCGTCTAGATGCTCAGGAACAGGCAAATATGCGAGAGTTTTACGGGGACGATACTGACACTGGTGGCGGTGTGTCTGGAGGCCTAGGCGCTCCATCTTCTGATAGAGACATTGCTACTACTGGCGCTGGATCTGACTGGAATTCACCGGGCGCTGGTGGCGGATACACTGGAGGCGGTAACTACGACTCTAACTCTAATTCAGGTGGCGGCATCTCAGGTAACGGTTCTGATCCGGGCGATGGCGGTGGTGCTATTTCCTCTACGGCAGATGGCAACGACTTCGATAACTTCAACAAAGGCGGATTGGCCTACAAACCTAAGCAGAAATACGCATCAATTAAAAAATAAATTTGCGGCACGGGCTACCCGCGAACCTCTGGGCTCCTCATAGGGAGGAGCTTAGACTACTTTGTGGCCCCCAAGGAGAAATAACCTATGGCTAAATACCAAGGTGCATACCGTTCTGAACTCGATAAAGAAGATGAGATTCTAGAGCAACCACAGACTGGAGAAGTTGAAGCGGCAGGCAATGACGAAGATGCTTCATTCAAGAAACGCTACGGCGATCTGCGTAGACACATGCAACAGTCTATGCAACAGAAAGATCGTGAAATGCAGGAGCTTAAGGAACAGCTAGAGCAAGCAACACGCAAACAGCTTAAGTTCCCTAAGACGGAAGATGAAGTTAACGAATGGGTTAAGAAGTACCCTGACGTAGCCGCTATCATCGATACTATTGCACAGAAACGTGCGATGGAAGCGTTAGAGGTAGGCGAGAAGAAGATGTCTAAGCTTAAAGACCTTGAGAAGCGCCTAGAGCGTGAAAAGGCTGAGCAGGAACTTCTTAAGATGCACCCTGACTTCCTAGAAATCCGTAGCGATAAAGCGTTCCATGCTTGGGTCAGTGAACAGCCTACATGGGTACAGGATGCTCTATACAAGAACGAAACGGATGCTCGTGCCGCAGGCCGTGCAATTGATCTATACAAAGCTGACACTGGAGCAGGCAAGCGTAAGCGCGCATCTAACAATGATGCCGCTAAAGCAGTAGGACGTACTAGTTCTTCAGCCGCACCTTCAGGTGGCAAAGTACGATTCACTGAAAGCCAGATTGGTAAGATGTCTCCTCGTGAGTACGAAGCCAATGAAGCGGCTATCATGGAAGCTATGCGTACTGGTAATTTCGAGTACGATCTATCTGGTGGGGCTCGTTAATAACCCTTGTAATCGGTACATTACTCGTGGTATAACAACCTCAGTTATTAGTGCTACTGTTTCGGCGGTAGCACACTAACCATACGCAGGGCCACTTAGGTCTACCCCTGTATCCTCAACCCTCAGAAGAACTTCACTAAGAATACCTGAAACACTCAGCCCTCTGAGCGTTGATATTTAGAGTTACACTTTATGTATAACAAAGAATTTCAAACGCTAGAGATACCTGAGGAAGTTCCAGCCCTTAGCCCGAAAGTCTTTTCTGTTTAGTACCACTTAATCCCAAATAGTCTACACAACCTAACCTTAAAACTAACTTCGTGTAGACGGATTTAGCCTACTCAACAAGGAGATTCCTCATGGCTTTTCAAACTGCTAGTGGCTACGGCAACCTTCCTAACGGTAACTTTAGCCCAGTAATTTACTCGCAGAAAGTACAGAAAACTTTCCGCAAATCATCTGTTGTAGAAGATGTTACTAACACTGACTACATGGGTGAAATCGCTAACTACGGTGATTCTGTACGTATCATCAAAGAACCTGAAATCGCAGTAAGCTCGTACGCTCGTGGTACAACTCTTGCTACTCAGGACATCACTGACGCTGACTTCTCGCTAGTTATCGATCAGGCTAACTACTTCCAGTTCGCTATCGACGACATCGAGTCTGCTCACTCTCACGTTAACTTCATGGAACTTGCTACTGACCGCGCCGCTTACCGTCTACGTGACGAATTCGACGCTGAAGTAATGGGCTACATGTCTGGTTACGAGAAAAACGGTTCTGGCGTATGGGTTCCACGTACTGCTCCTAACGGTACTAAAGCTGATGCTGGTGCAGATGCTGACGAACTGTTTGCGGCTAACAAACTGGATGCGGCTACCTTCGGCGGTACTGCTGGCGATTCTATCCAGCTTGCTCCAAGCGTTGCTTCAGGTTCAGGCGTTGCTTCTCCTCTGGCTGTACTTAACCGTATCGCTCGTCAGATGGACCTTGCTAACGTTGACACTGAGAGCCGTTGGGTAATCGTTGATCCAGTATTCATCGAAATGCTGATGGACGAGAACTCTAAACTGGTTGACGCTGACTTCGGCGGTAACGGCGAACTCCAGAACGGTAAAGTGTTCTCTAACCTGCGTGGCTTCAAAGTCTACAAGTCTAACAACCTGCCATTCGTTGGTACTGGTGCTGGCGCTACTGCTGGCGGCGCTACTGACTTCGGTGTGATTGTTGCTGGTCACAACTCTGCGGTTGCTACTGCACAGCAGATCGACAAGACTGAATCTTTCCGCGATCCTAACACTTTCGCTGACAAGGTTCGTGGTATGCAGTTGTACGGTCGTAAGATCCTGCGTCCAGAAGCTCTGTTCACAGCGGCTTACAGCCTAGCATAAGCCTCATGGGGGTGTCCTTAGGGGCACTCCCTTTTTCTTATCTAAGGTATATACAACGTGTCTACATTCCTTGACTTAACAAACCAGCTACTACGCCGCATGAATGAGGTGGAGATTGCTGTTGCTGACTTTGCGAGTGTACGAGGCGTTCAAGCTTCAGCTAAGGATGCTATCCGTAATTCAATCGCTAAGATTAACCAAGCTGAATACGAATGGCCTTTTAACGCGGCTGAACATTCCCAAGTTTTAGCAGTAGGGCAAGAAGAATACTCTTGGCCTAACTATTTCAAGACTGTCGATTGGAACTCGTTTGTAATCGAGAAGAACGACAGCCTCGGCGCGAAGACAACTCCATTGAGCTTCATTGCACGAGATGAATATTACAAGAAGTACCGAGCGCAAGATGATGACGCAGGTACTACTGGTCGAGACATCCCAGAGATGGTCTCCCAGTCACATGGAGCAGGCTACCTAGTAAGCCCTTCTCCAGATCAAGCCTACACTCTTAAGTTCCGTTACTACCTGAACAACTCTGCGCTATCTGCATACGATGACACTACACGTATTCCAGATACGTTTGATCACGTTATCGTAGAAGGTGCTCTAGCACAGATGTACATGTTCAAAGATAACATGGAGTCTGCTGGTGCGGCTCTACAGATCTTCCAACAGGGCATCAAAGAGATGCAAGGCATCCTGATCAATCAGTATGAATCTATTCAGGACACTCGTGTTCTTAGACGGAGACGATAATGCCAGATCGCATACAGTCCTACAAAGTCATCTGTGGCGGTGGGCTTAACTCCAACGAGAACCACCTAGACCTAGCGGAGAATAATCCGGGTTCAGGTACACGATTAGTGAACTACGAAGTTAGCCTCTACGGAGGTTATCGTCGTATTGAGGGTTATGATTATTACGACCCTAACAACTCGATTGTAGATGAAGATAATGCTGAAGGTCGCATCCTAAGCATTGACTTATTCAAAAACGATATAACAAACCTATACGAAATCATTGCATCTCGTAAGGCAAAAAGCTACACTTTCGCTACCCCCGCCGAGGGGGTCTCTATACTATCTGGTACTGACGATAACGGTAGAGCATTAGATCTACCTTTCCCTGACTACACTATCGTTTATCGTAATGGCATTAAGCAGACTAACGGTACTCAGTTCACAGTAGCTAACAATGAAGTAACCTTCACTACTCCTCTTACCTCTTCTGATGAGATTGTTATCGATCCAGTAGAGTATCACTTCTACAAGTACCAGTTATCAGGTTGGGCTAAGTTCCCCTTAGACCACTCTATCCGCCGTTGTTCTTTAGACGCTAAGCTAGACACTGTTAAGAAAGTACGCTCAGCTAGCTTTAACTTCGGTGACGGTAACAAGATTGCATTCGTAGATGGAGCTAACCCTGCCATTGTCTATGATGGAGAGCACTGGGATGTGATTGTATCTACCGGTGACGGTACTCACGATGACCAAGGTAGCCATGCTCCCGGCGGTCCTATGGCAGTTGATGCCCCTGCTCTAGTAGGTGTATTTGAGAACCATCTATTCATTGGTGGTGATGCTACTGCTGAGGCAGTATTATCCCATTCAGCTCCTAATGATCCTTGGGATTGGACAGCGGCTGGTGGGGCAGGTCAGGTTACTACTGGTTTCGATGTAATTCAGTTTAAACCGTTCCGTGATAACCTGTTCGTATTCGGTAACAACGGTATTAAGAAAGTATCAGCAGACTTAACGTCTGGTTTCATAATCGAACAGGTAACATCTAACGTAGGTTGTATTGCTCGTGACTCAGTGCTTGAACTCGGTGGTGACTTGGTGTTTCTCGCTCCAGACGGACTACGACCAGTTGCTGGTACTTCACGAATTGGGGACGTTGAGCTTGAGACTATCTCTAAGCCTATCCAGCAACTTCTAACTGACCTATCTAAAGACTACGAGCTAGGAACACTGAACGGTGTCGTTATTCGATCTAAATCTCAGCTACGGTACTTTATTGGAGACGACTCTACAGACGTTACTGATAGCTACGGTATTATTGGTGGCCTTAGATCGTCTGACCAAAGACTAGGTTGGGAGTTCGGTGAGCTAATCGGTATCCGAGCTAGCGCATGTACGTCAGCGTACGTAGGTCGACAAGAGATTGTTCTACATGGTGACTATGACGGTAAGGTATACCAGCAGGAGCAAGGCTCTACATTTGCAGGTAACCCTATCCTAGCCATCTACCAGACTCCTTACTTTGACTTCGGGGATACTGAAGTACGTAAGATGATGCGTAAGGTTAACACCTTCGTACGAGCTGAAGGTCCACTAGTTATGAACATGGCAGTTAACTTCGACTGGGATGATCCTACGGTAAGTAAGCCAAGCTCATACTCAGCAGAATCTAAAGGTGCTCCTGTCCGATACAAAGGGCGCAATATCAACTACGGCGGCACTAACATTAACTACGGTGGTAACGAGAAACCTATTATCACTACCTCAATACAAGGCTCTGGATTCGCTACTCAGTTAGCATTCGTTACCTACGGGGATTTTAACCCGTACTCTATCCAAGGGATTGTATTTGAATTTAGCATTGCAGGAAGACAATAAATGGCAGGATATACTCGACAGTCCGTAGCTGACATTGTTAACGGCGCGAACATTACGGCTCCGCCTCTTAACGCGGAGTTCAATACTCTTGCCGCCGCTTTCGATGGCACTACAGGTCACACGCATACAGGCGGTATTGGTGATGGGCCTAAGATTGAGCTTACTACTTCAGTCTCTGGCTACCTTCCTCAGGTACATGGTGGTGTAGGCGGTAAGAACAATACTCAGGCTACCGTTAACCCTACTAGCACAGATGACGCTAACTCAGGATATGCACCCGGCTCAGTATGGATTAATGCCTCTACTGGGCGTTTGTTTATCTGTATGGTTAACTCTGCTTCAGCCGCTGTATGGGTTGAGGCTATGGGTATCATCCCACAGAACCGAGTAACCCCAGAGAATAACAATACCGTAGACATCGGTAGCCCAACGCTACAGTTCAAAGATATCTACATTGATGGTACTGGCTACATTGATGCTGTATCTGGTGATACGCTAACACTTACCTCTACAGCAACCGTAGGAGGCTCTCTAACGGTAACTGGTGCTACTACCGGTTCTACCCTAACGCTCACCTCTAACGCTTCTGTAGGAGGCTCTCTGAGCGTTACAGGCAATACTACTATTGCTGGCGATACCTACCTTAACGGCAACACTGTCATTGGTAACACTACCTCTGATACTGTTAACGTCAATGCTACGATCTCTACTAACCTAGTTCCTACGACTGATAACTCTCGTGACCTAGGTACAACAACTAACGAATGGCGTAACCTTTACCTAGACGGTACAGCTAACATTGATAGCCTTGTGGCCGATACTGCGGACATCAATGCAGGTACTATCGATGCTACGGCCATCGGTACTACTACTCCAGCACAGGGTGCGTTCACTAATATCACTGCTACTGGTACGACAACTTCAGCGCAGACTATCTACGCGCAGAATGGTCTTTCCGTACAGGGCACTACTATTATTGGTTCTCTTCAGGATACAGTAGCAGTAAACGCCGCGATCACTTCTCACCTTATCCCTAGCGGTACTTCTAAGAACCTAGGTTCATCTACAGTAGGCTGGAACACAGCGTACGTTGGTACAGATAACACTGTTACATCAAACATCGGCACAGCTAACGTAGGTGCGTTGAATGTAACTAATGCATCCGCACTAAATACTGTTACTGCTACAGGCATCACTACAGGCAGTGCTAACGTAACGTCTTCAGCTACTATTGCTACAGCAGACATTAACTCTGGTACGATTGATAATACTGCTATCGGTTCTACTACACGTTCTACTGGTAAGTTCACTACTCTAGATGCTAACGCGGGTATTACTGGTAACCTGACCGGAGATGTTACTGGCGATGTTACGGGTAACCTAACAGGCAATGTCACAGGCAACGTGACAGGTAATATTACTGGTAATGTAACTGGCGACTTAGCAGGTAACGTAACCTCTACAGGTACTTCTACATTCAACAACGTAGCTATCTCTGGTACGTTGAACATGGATGCAGGTACTGCGGCTACTATCCAGAACCTTACTGATCCTACTAACCTTCAGGATGCGGCCACTAAGAACTACGTAGACAGCTCTATCTCTAACTTGATTGATGGTGCTCCAGCTACTCTAGATACGCTGAATGAACTAGCGGCGGCTCTTGCCGATGACGCTAACGCTTACACGACTCTTGATAACAAGATCAACACTAAGGTAAGCAAAGCTGGCGATACCATGACTGGCGACCTAGACATGGGCGCTAATAAGGTAACGACTACTACTAACCCTACTACAGACTCTGAACTATCTCGTAAGGGATACGTAGATGCTCAAGATGCTCTAAAGGTATCTAAAGCTGGCGACACTATGTCAGGCGTACTCAATATGGGTAGCAACCTGATCAGTGCTCTAGCTACTCCAGTATCGGATACAGATGCGGCTACTAAGGCGTACGTTGATGTTGTAGCAGGTTCTGCTGATGCGGCGGCGGCTAGCGCTACTGCGGCGGCTACTTCAGCTTCTGAAGCTCTAGCATCTAAGACTGCGGCAGGTGTATCGGAAGGTAATGCGGCGGCTAGTGAATCAGCGGCGGCTACTTCAGAGGCTAATGCGGCAACAAGTGAAGCTAACGCTGACGATGCGGAATCAGATGCTCGTAAGCTAGCAACTAACCCTGAAGACTCTCAGTACACGCTTACTGACTCTACTACAGGTTACTCTGCTCTACACTATGCGGCTAAGGCTGAAGATAGTGCTACCTCATCAGCTACCTCTGCGGCGGCTAGCTCTATCTCAGCAGGCCAAGCGGCTACAAGTGCTACCAACTCTGCCAACTCAGCTACGGCTTCGGCTAACTCTGCGACAGCATCTGCGGCTAGTGCTACGGCATCTGCTTCATCTGCTTCTCAAGCGGCGGCTAGTGCGGCTCAAGCGGCGGCTACATACGATGCATTCGATGATCGTTACCTAGGCTCTAAAACATCTGACCCTACTGTAGACAATGACGGTAATCCTCTAGTAGCAGGTGCTCTGTACTTCAACTCTACAGAGAGTAAGATGCGAGCGTATGACGGTTCAACATGGATCGATGCTTCATCTGCTGTAGAATCTGTATTTGCAGTCTATAACTACACTGCTACTGAAGGACAGACTACCTTCACAGGCGCAGACGATAACAGTGCTACGCTGGCGTATACTGCTCCTAACCTGTTCATCACTCTTAACGGTGTGGTGCTAGAGAATGGTACTGACTACACGGCTACTACAGGTAACTCAGTCGTCCTTACTGCTGGTGCTACTGCTGGTGATGAAGTTAACATCTACGCTATCCGAGCATTCTCTGTAGCTGATACAGTAAGTGCATCTACTGGCGGTACATTCTACGGCAATGTAGCTCACGCGGATAATGTGAAAGCTACGTTCGGTAATAGCAACGACTTCCAAGTCTACCATGACTCTACTAGTGGCCATACGTACTTAAGAGAGACTGGCCCCGGTAGCACTGTCCTACAGACCAATACTTTTGTCGTACAGAACGCGGCAGGTACTCAGAATATCATCATGGCCCCTGAGGGCAGTTCTGGTATTGATTTCTCGTACAACGGAAGCACTAAGCTATCAACAACCTCTACTGGTGTTAACGTAACAGGTGCTATCACCGTCAATGGTGCTCCTCTAGAAGCTGGCGCTAAAGATGGCGTGTTCTGGGAGAACGAGCAAACGATTACTTCAAACTACACAATCACTTCAGGAAAGAACGCAGGTACATTCGGCCCAGTAACTATTGCTGATGGCGTGACCGTAACTATTCCTGATGGTTCAACTTGGACGGTGGTATAACATGGCAAATATTGCATTAAATAAACCATCTGGGGGACAGTTAATCCTGTCTCCTGAAGATGGCACAAGCACAGAGACGGTTAGTATCCCTGCGGCTGGAGTTATGTCGGCTAATGCAACTACTGGTAAGGTGTTGCAGGTGGTTAATAATACTAGCTACGATACTCAAACTTCACTTTCTGCTGGTTCAGCGGCTTCTCTCTCCGTAAGTCTTACAAGAAAAGCGGCAGACTCTTACTTTATTATTCAGGTTGGTAGTACAGTATACCGTGCAACTACAAGTGGCTGGCATTATATAGGCTATCGTTTAAATAGTAATGCGATTCAATGGGGTAAAGCAAAAGATGCTTCCTCATGGTCTCCAATAGGTAATAACTGGAAAGATTATACTTCTGGAAATGTTGGAGATACGGTCACTGTAGCTATTTGGCACAATAATACCTATTCTCAAACAGACCAGTGGCAAAGTGAGCATATTACAGTATGGGAGGTAGCGGCATAATGGCTAGTATACTCAAAGTAGATACCCTCCAGAAACCTGATGGTTCTACGCCTACTGCGGCTGACTTGGGGATTGATGTAGCTGGTAGTGTTGTTCAGGTACAACACACTACATATAGTATAGCCATGTCTTATGCTGACACTAACTGGAATACATCTAACCTTAGCATTACTCTGACGCCAAAACTTAATAATAGTAAGTTTCTATTAGTATGGACACAGCAAGCATACCTAGATTCTTATGGAACATGGACTGGTTACAGGTCTAGGGTAATGCGTAACGGTTCTGCTGTATGGACTGACGCAACAGGAATGGCTAATGCTATGTACACTGCTAACGTGATGGTTAAAGAAACAGAGCAGTACATGGATACTCCTAGCACCACTGCTCCCATTACTTATGAAATTCAGTATCAGGGTCTTACAGCAAATGCAAACCAGTTTAACTATGGAAATACTACTTCAATGTTAACCGTTTACGAAATCGCTCAATAAGGAATATCACAAATGATTACACAAGCACTTACAGCTCTTGGCATCACTGAGTGGGTACTGCGTGGTACTCCAACAACTGAAGCAGAGTTTCTTACAATGTTCTCCAAAGTTATTGGAGCAGACTCTAACGGCACTGCTATTGAGTCAACTGACCCTGCTGATTGGGGTTTCAATGTCGCTGACGTATTTGCTAAAGCGGCTGAACTAGAAGCGGTAGAACCTCTACGTCTACTACGTGCAGAACGTGACCGTCTTATCGCTGAGACAGATTGGTGGGCATCGTCTGACTTGACTATGACTCCTGAACAATCTGCTTACCGTCAGGCTCTACGTGACATCACTAACAGCTACACAAGTCTTGATGATGTTGTGTGGCCTGTGAAGCCATAGGAGGTTTCTTATGGCTATTACTTTAAATGGCAGTAGTGGGGTTACTACAAACACGACTCCACTAGCCCAAGATTTAACGGTATCAGGTAGTTACTACATTAATAATGCAGTCTACGACACTGGTTGGACTTATGACCTTTCTAATGCGTCTGTGGCTCACCATATAGGAACAAACACATCTGCTCCTGTTCGTATTCGTTCTAATAATACAGATGGCATTATTGTTGACTCCGCTGGTCGTGTAACCATGCCGTATCAGCCAGCTTTCCATGCCTATAACACAAGTAATGATACTGTTGCGGCAAATGCTACAATTCCATTCCCGTTTAAAGATTTAGATGTTGGCGGTAACTACAACACTTCAACCAGCACATTTACAGCCCCAGTTGCGGGTCGATACATATTCAATGTTGGGTTTAATATATACACACCGTCATCAAGTATACGATTCTTCGATGTATTGATGGTTGTGAATGGTGTGAATATATCAGCAGGAACAAATAGAGGTTTGCGAGGTGCAGGTAATTATTTTACTTCTGGACAGTATGACGGTATTGCAGGGTCTTTTGTAATCGAACTACAGGCTAATGATACTGTTAGCTTAGCTATGGGTAATGCAAATGCCTCATCGCTTCAAATGCAAAATGACTGGTGCTACTTCTCTGGCTACCTACTAGGCTAATCAAAAGGAAATAATTAATGAATATTACAATCACACTGACAGACACCCAGTATAAGGGTCTACAGTATGCGGCATTGTCTCCTGAAGATTGGGCTACAAATGCTGTTACAGAACGAGCA